CTTCAGTTTCAACTCATTGAGTAGATGGCGAAGATGACCACTACCGACAGAGGCAGTAGGATATTCTTTAATGATCAGCTTGCCTGCTGTCTTACCTTTTACACGATTAAGTTTGGTTTCGTAGGTGTCTTTAGGATATGTCGCTAGATCATTGAGTGGTACACCCATTAGATTGGCATCGATACGTTCAGCAATACGTTCTTCAGCCATTTCTAAGGTAACATACAATACGTTCTTACCTTGCATGAGATTAGCAGCGGCGAAGTGACACATCATCAGTGTCTTACCTACACCAGTACCAGCAAGGATTACATTAAGTGTTTTGCGAGGAATACCACCACGAGTGATACGATTGAAGTAATCGAGATCGAATGGCTGACGTTCTACTTTCTTGTGATAGAAGTCATAACGAGATTCGAAATCTTCGAGAAAATCATGACCAATATGGTTATCGAAGGACACAGCGAGTGCATCAGCAAGAATCTCAGGCAATGCGCCTTTATCTTTGTCTGACTTCCCATCGATCACCTGAATCGATTCCATAATGGCGTTGTAGATTGCTTTGTCTTGACAATACTTTTCTGTCTGCTTCAACAGCCACTCTTCATCTGTGTCTGATTTGTTGAGCGAGGTAATGAATTGTACACAGGCTGCATGAGTATCTGTATTAAGAGACAACTCGTCCACCTCGATCTTGAGTGCTTCACGAGATGGACATGCATTATACTTTGTAAAGTACTTGTCTACAAGATTAAAGACGATACGTTGCTCATGATTGACAAAGTATTCTTCTTTGAGAAATGGTAAAACACTACGAATGTAGTTTTCATCATATAGTAGATTGCTGAGTATGAGATTCTCGATTGAGATATCACTCATTAGTTACAAACTCCTCTATCTCTTCGTCTGTGATAATAGCAGAGTGACCAACTTGATAGGTCTGCTTTATATATTCATTAAACTTCTCAGACGTCACAATTGGCATCCAAAAATCTTTTGTATCCGTCTCTTTAAGTCTAAACTTTTTGTCTTCGGCTGCACCAGTTTCAAGATCTACCCGCGCGTACCAGCCATTACTGGGTTTGACAACAAATCCACCCGCGAGTGCGATGTCAAGTAAGCCAGACCAACGAGAAATACCGCCACCATGAGTAACGGTAACAGGGATCTTTGATTTTTCTCTGACATAACGTGATTTCTCCACATTGATAATGAAATTATATCCTACCACATCCTTGCCTTCTTTTTCCTGTTGGCGACCGATAATGTAAATATTGTCTGCAGAATAGTATGAACCAGTACCACCGCCAACGATATCTTTCGGGAACAATGCCATCTCTTTGTAAGTATGATTCACAACGACCATTGGAATATCTTTGAGTGTGAGATGTGGTGTAACCATACGGAACAATGACTTGATTTGTTTTGCACGAGACATATCGGCGACTGCTTTCTCATTGAGTGCATCTTCGACTTCTTTCTTCGAAGCGAGGTTACCGATGGAATCAACAATGATGATGACCTTATCACCACGATCGATATTGTCGAGCTGCTTCATAATATCGAACTTGAGTTGTTCAACGTCAGTCACAGGAGTATGCAATACACGATTCATATCGATACCAAAGGTTTCGAAGTATGATTGAGGTGTACCAAACTCAGAGTCGTAGAACAACAACGCAGCGTCATCATATTTGTCAAGATATGCTTTCGCCATCAACAAGCTGAATGCTGTCTTGAAGTGCTTACTTGGACCAGCCCACATCGTAAGACCAGGTGTAAGACCACCATCGAGACGACCACTCAAAGCAAGATTGATGATAGGAATGGCTGTTGGAATCATGTCCTTCTTTGTGAAGAACTTTGATTCAGAAAGGATAGCTGTATCCTTGATGGTTGAATTCTTTTGAAGCTTAGATAAAATTGACATGTGAACTCCTTTACTTTTCACTGTCCCATTCTACCGCAAAAGAAGAAATTTGTAAACTACCAATCTCCAACATTTATTTCGCGCATTCTATCATGATATGAATATTTTAGTCTTATATCATTGGCATTATTTCTATGCTTATCGAATTGCTGTAATTGATCTTCATACACATTATTAATTCTTACTAATCCTCCAACATTTATTGGAGTTAGTCCATATGGCCTGCATAAAATTTGATACCAACCAGTTTCTGCAGCTTTATGTTTTCTTTTTTCAAATAACCAAAATACTAAATTTGGATCAAAAAGATCTGCTCGATGTATAATCATAAAATCATTTATTGAGAGAGCAGCTGTACTATTTTGCATAGTAATTTCTTGATTAAAATGACTATCAAAATCACATTCATTTGTTCTACTATAAAATCCCAGTGGATTTCCATTTTCTAATACATACTCACAAAAATACTGTATATGTTTTTCAAGTCTTTTATCAATATAAAGATCATATCTAATTCTAATAATCAAATCATATTTAGATTGATCAACAAAATCTCTTACTGTCAATGCATGAATCAACTGTTGATAGTTTGATGTTCTACCTTTTTGCCTAAGACCACGTATAATACTTTTCATTTCTCTACGTAATTCGTCGTCTTCTGCTCGTGGATGATTAGCGGGACTTTCTACATCTTTCCAGCCTGCATCTCTATATTTTCTATATTTTTCGATATATCTTTTAGCTGTGTCATTTAAACAATTAAATGTAGGCTTTGGTTCTACATAATAACGATTTACAAATGGTTCTATTGGCTGGCCTTCCCATGATGTGTAATAAAAATCTGCTTTAGGCAAGATTTTTCTCATGCTTTCTATGCATTCTTTATAGCCGTTTCTTAATTGACCAGAAAAACAAACTGCGACTTTCACGCTGTAGGTTCCTTCACTAAATAACGCTCTGGGTAATCAGTACAAATACCTCTAAATGGCCGTAGATTAATACCAGAATTTTCGGGCATTACTGCAATAGCACGACTAGGTAAATGTATCTCAACACCTGGATATGCCCAAATATATCCCTTCGATGTAAGAGTAAAACTATCTTGCTGATGCCAAAAATAATTGAATTCATTGTTCACAGGACAATTGTGTAAATATGTAAGAGCTTCAGTATTTTTACAGTGTATCCACAGTTTATTCCTTCTTGTATATAACCACTTAAAGTCTATACCATATTGTGGTGTGTCATGACCAAGATACATTTCTTGTTGATCAAAAACCCATAGATCAACTTCAACATTCATTTCCATACCGACGATAATACGATCGATATGATTTGGATTATTTTCTAGATCTGGTTCTGATCCAGCTACATTACCACGATGTGAGATGAGTAACATTAATTACCATCTCTACCATGGCCATCACGATTAACAACTGGTTGAGGTTGTTCAAATGATTGCGCCATAATTTCTACATCTTTTAAGATTTCTTCTTCAGTCATAAAAGTTACTCTCTTCCTAGCCATCAAACCAGCGTTACCTGCCAGTAATAGGCATATAGCCAAAGGATCGAATACCACCACAAGAAGGATAATAATCCAGCGAACAGCTGTATCAAAATAATTGGCGGCTTCATCTCCATAAATTAGTTCAGCGATATATTTTAGTGGGCCAATTTCTGCTTCAAGAGCAATAGCTTGTCTTTTGAGCGGGAGGATTTCTTCGGTAAGTTCTTCGATAGTATCGTACGCAATAGAGATCGTTTCGTTGAGCGCCTTCCTTTCCTCGGACTGAGATTGCCTAACTGCAATCGCACCTTCAGGTCCCCGTATTCTGTCGTATTCTTGAAGTGTGGATACCGCTTCGTCAAGTTGTCCAAGGACAATTGTTGAGTCATTAATGATACTATTTTGGCGGTCGATTCTGCGTTGTAACGATTCAATTCTGATGTCATTGTTTCCTCCTTCCAAAACTGTCTGATCGACGTGAGCTTTGGACAAATAACCAAAAATGCCCATTGAAGTAATGAATATCAAAACTATAACTGCTATAGTCATATATATGCGCATAAGCCACGGTGCTATCGACCAATTACGATAGAGCCATGAAGCTGCGACGAGTTTAGATGTTTCGAGCGCGCCGGCCATAACGACCACAGACCAAAAAGCGCCCGCAAAAATGGTAGCAATGCCGACTACTGAGAAGTAGCCAGCCACCGCAGAAAGTATAAGACCCATTGCCAGTGCCATGACACTGATTGGAAAACTCTGCATGTTATTCTCCTAAATTGTTTTTGTTCTTATAATCTAGGATCGCAGTTTTAATTGCATCTTCTGCGAGAACACTACAGTGGATTTTTACAGGTGGAAGGGAGAGTTCTTGAGCGAGGTCAGTATTCTTGATCTGATTAGCTTCCTCAAGGCTTTTACCTTTGACCCATTCTGTGAGAAGAGAGCTTGATGCAATTGCGGATCCGCATCCAAAAGTTTTGAATTTAGCGTCTTCAATGATTCCGTCGGGCGAAACCTTGATTTGCAATTGCATGACATCTCCGCAAGCCGGAGCGCCAACCAAGCCTGTTCCCACGGTTGCATCCGTTCCATCAAGCTTTCCAACGTTTCTTGGGTTATCATAGTGGTCTAATACTTCCTTTGAATATGCCATTAGCTAGAAGGGCAAGCCGCTCCGTCGTCAGATGCATCATACTTCTCATCACCACAACCATATTTGTTATCGTTGTTAGTGTCACATCCACGTTGCCAATACTGCATTGTGAAAGTGTAACCTTCACTCCATGGTGTGTAAGCTTTGCACCATTCGTGAGTACCAAACGCTTCACCGTCAGTACCATTATCTGGCGGCACGTAATCTACTTTTTCGGTTGGTACGATTTTTTCATAACGCATTGTTTTACCGTTATTATAAACAGATCGTGTCCACAGTTCAGATCGCTTCGAAACGAAAACATATTCGTCATCAGCAACAGTGTAAACATCTCCATTATCATACGTAATGGTGTGAGCGGCAGCCAACGATGTAAAGGCTACAAGGAGCAACATTAAGTATTTCATAATTAGTCCTCTAATATTTGCATTAATTTAAGTTTAAAGGCATTGATCTTATTGACACGATCAGTACCTGGCCATAATATATATTCTTTCTCGGGCTCTTTAGAAAGATTGCTCAATAATGGCTGAACGGCATTATATATAGTTTGAGCCTTCACCCTCCATTGTTCCGCCTGTGCTTGCCATTGTGCAACTTCCGTAGCGGTGCTAGTCAATTCCGTTTTGACTTGCTGTACGGCATCAAGTTGATCTGCATCGACCAAACTAAAACCGAAATCAAATTCTTCCAAGTTTATTGCTTGCTTCTCGTCTGTCATGAGAAAAAGTCCTCGAGTGTGGCCACCTTTTCCGACTTCCAACCGATTGCATGCAAAATGATTTCGATCGGGTCGAGGTAACCTTTGACAAACTGTGTATCGTAGTCGATGTACTGCTCGAGACCAAACTCGTGTGGTAGTACATCAGGACATGAGATCACAGTGTCTCTGAATGGATTCGGCTTGACCAAGTAACTGAACTTGATTTTCTCGCCGCTTTTAACCTCTTCGTATTTTTTAGTTAGGTTATATTTATGCAAATAGTGGTTGTACAATAATCCACCTTTGACTTGAATCGGTGTAGCTTTTTTGTAAATAGTGTCCTTATCAGCGTACGTACCAGGATATCGTTGACCAGTTTTGTGGTTAGTTTCCCACTTGATGAAGTTACATGATCGAGGGAATGCAACCTGCTCGAACTTCAGTGTACGAAACTCTTGACGAATATCTGCGATGTATTTCTGCACAGTGGTCTCGTCAGTTGACATGATAAGTTCGAGTGTTTTCTTAATGTACTCACGACATACCGCAGGAGTTGACGATCGAATGGCTTCGATGCCCATCATCTTGAGATCAGGCTCGTCGTAGCGCACACCTTCGGAGTCATACACATTCATGATGTATCGCTTCTTGGCAGTCCATATTGCCTTGTCAGCGATGTTCTCACGTTTCATGATCATCTTCTGTGCGTATGCATTCGTGTAGTTAGCAAGTTCAAGATACGACTTATTGATAAATGGTTCTACTTTTTCTTTGGCAATACGATCGAGGAAATTAACTGGATCCGTAGGCTGTGTCAGTTCGATCATCTTGTCGAAAGAGACATACACTGAATCGGTATCGATTGCAACTACGTAGTCTCGCCCTTTCGTGTCTAATATCTTATTCAACCATGCATTGAGTTTCTTCTCGATCCATCGAATAGACAATTGACCAGCCATGGTGATGGCCTCGGCATTCTCATTGTCAAACCATCGGAAGTATTTATTGGCGAGTGCACCATAAGCTGCGTTCAGCTGAATCTTTTTGGCGTGTTGTAGGTTGTGATATCGACTGATGTCAATCTCGAGTTCACGTGATGGATTCTTCTGATTCGCCAACTTTGCTTCGAACATCTTCTTCTTGTATAACACACGATCATCATACATTTTGGCCATGAGGGCAGGCAAGAAACCTTGATAGTCTTTGCGATATATCTTACCATTCGGTGTCATGGTTACATCATAATCTTTGAGTGCATCGAGGTTGAGTTCTTCGTTGAGTACTGTATCAACATTCGCCTTAGCAGTAATTTCAAAGAGGTCGTCTGTCTTGTTGAGCACAGTATCAGGTGAGATGTTGTACTGTTGAATGAGGTGTGGATACAGTGAGTTGAGGTCGAATGACATTACCCACTTGTGCATGCCAACGATAGGTTCTTTGACGTAACCACCTTCGATCATACGATCAGATTTAGGTGGCCGTTTCATCGACACGACTTTGTTTTGTTCCATCAAGTAGTTGTGAATGATGACATCCCAGATACCAACAGTAGCGAGAGTGTCATTATAGTTGACCTTCGCATCGTAGGCAATCGCATAGATCTGTTCGATGAATCCGAGTTTCTCTTCTAAGTCGAAGATGAGGTCTGTGTCACGAATGTTGTATTCGATAAACTTTTGGAAGTTGTTCTTGTACAACTCGTGCAAGTTACCATACTCGCTGTAGTCCAACTTCTTGGTACCGAGTTCTGTCTCAGCAATGAAGTCGAGGCGATATGATTCACGAGGTTGTAGTCGAAACTTTTTGTAGATAGCGAGATAGTCGAGACTTGACACACCGAAGATTTGGAATGTCTGTGATTGCTTATCACTGCCTTGACGGAATACCCGCTTTTCTTTAATGATACCCCACGGTGAGAGTCGATTGGCCATCTCTTCGCTGTGGATTTTAGTGATACGATTGACGAGGTATGGAATATCGAAAAACTCTGTGTTCCAACCTGTGATGACATCGGCATCCATGTTTTGCCACACATCGAGAAACTTATGTAGCAAGTGATACTCGTGTTTGCACTTGATGTAGTACACATTCTCGTCGTTTGACTTGAAGTCACCACAGCCGAGTACGACTGTCATGTTACGTCGTCGAATAGCGATCGCTGTGATTTCTTTGTCAGCGTCTTCGGGTTCAGGGAAGCCGTCGTCTGATGCCACCTCGATGTCGATGTTGACTACATTGATCTTGCTCGTGTCAACTTCTTGGTTTCGAAAGGTGTCGTATATAAATACATACGGATATCGATCGAGGCCGTAGACATTGAATCCTTCGACCTCCTCGTATTTCTTAATGAAATCACGTGCGTGTCTGATGTTGTCGAACATCTTCTTCTGCACATGATTACCGTGAATGTCTGTGTAACCAGTCTCTATGTTAGATGGAACAAAGAGATAAGGTTCATACACGAACCGACGCTGCATTCGTGAACCATCTTCGTTA